ATCTTCATCTTGTTTTTCCTCAATAATACCCCATCCATATTTGATGTGATATACTTTATCTCCTACTTTAAACATAACTAAAATGGTTCTGTTGATTCAACTTTATTAACTCTCCACGCTTCGTTATTTGTGAAATACTTACCCTGCCACTCGGTTGTTTTAAAGTTAAAATGCACTTCAACCTCTTGGTCAACCTTGTTGTATTGGATAAACTTATCTACTTTGTCCGTTCCAAAGATTCCGAACTTTACCGCTTGAGGATATTGCCCTTCGGTTTCTGTTACTACAAACTCTACTTTTTTGTTTGCTCCTACTTCAATCACTTCTAAAATGTTGGTAATCTTACCTACAAACTTCATTTCGTTTTTCATCTTCTTTTATTTTATTGTTTGCTATTTTAAATGCTTCCTTTACACATTCTGTTACATTATACTTTTTCTTTTGGTACTTTAACCGCATCCTTATTTCGTCTATTGGGATGTCACTAAAGTCAACTATACTTCTTTTCATGTATTTGGTTTATGTATTGTTGATAATAATAAATTGCCGCCGCTGAGCGCTCTAACATTTCCTGTTCAAGTTCTAAGTCACGTTCAATCGTTAACATCGTTACAAGGCTTTGAATCGGTGTATCTCGCACTCTGTGCAGCTCTTCGCTTTCGTAACCGATCAAGTCGCTTGGTGTGTTGACCATGCAGTATGCAAGTGCAGCGCGTTCTACATTGTAAAGATACATATAACCCCGTAATTGGTACTCATAATCTTTGATGTTAATATCTTCAGGCGTTGCAGGGAATGTATCAAAGCTCCAAGACGTTTTAATGTCGATTATTAATTCAGGTGTAACAATATCTGCTTCTCCTGTTAGTAGCTCTGTTGTTTTGCGTTCCGTGTTCTTTTCATAGTTTGTAAATAAAACATCGTTAAGTAGTTCAATCGATTGCTCCTCGCATTGTATCCCTTTAGTTACGTACTTATTGTTTAGCTCCGTAATGTAACCGAAGTAATCTTGTTTAGCAATTGACTTAATGTAGCTTTTTGCTGTTTCTGACAGTGCCTCACTTTTACTTCGTGAGGCTGTCATAATTTTCGGGAGTGATGAACATCTGATTAACATGATTGTTTAAATTTAAGTTCTTCATATTTAACAAAACGTAAGTCGTCATGCTCAGTTAAAATTTGGTTTATTTCACAATCAATACAAAGTGTATCTAACTCGATATTATATTGGTGAGATATTACTTTTCCAACAAACTCGATACAAACAACTTCCTTTGAATCCGATGCATCATCAGAAAAAATAACATTTGAACCAATTGGAGCGATATATTCTTTTCCTTCTAAACTCATTAAAGGTTCACCCTCTTTATCGTATAATTCATATGTTACTAACATAACTCTAATTGTTTAGGTGTTAATTCAAACTTTTCTTTTAGTTTTTCCATTGTGTACTCCCCTTTTTTGATTTTCTCAAGTGCAGCTTGTAAACGTTCGTCGGTTATTGTCTCTTTACGTTTTGGTGTTGGTGCTTTAGAGTCAGGGTCGCTTTCTGTTTCATCAATTAAGAATAAACCGTTAAGCGCATACTTTCGTGCGTAACTTGATGCCGTCCCTGTGGTCTGTTCTGAACTCATTCCTTTGTGTTCTCCCATCTCAGCAAACCCAAAAACCTCAATAGACTCAGCTTCGTGTTTAAATGTTGCAGTTGCTTTTAAGAATAACTTATTGCCTATCTCAACTATTGAATCTGACATTAACAATAGTGAATCATATTTGTTAAGTAAAGGTTTTAAAGCCTCTAATATTTGTTCAGCACTTCTATACTTGTACTTCCCAAATGCGTTGAATGAACCTTTCGGACATTTCAACTCTGCCTGTATTTTAATTAAGTTTTTCATGATACAATTAATTTAACATTGTTTTTCTTGAAGATTGTCATTTCTAAATCGTATTCAATCGAATCCCAGTTAATGTTTAAATCGTCAATTAATACGTCTTGTTCAAAAGCTCCGAGTACTATCGACCCGTTGTAAATGCTAATTGAAAAGAACTTGCTAGCATCGACCTTCCGAAGTATCAATGCTAATTTTCTTAGATTTGTTTTCATTGTGTGTTTTGTTTAGTTATGTTACAAATATAATCATTAATTATTAATCTGCAACTATTTCTTTAAATTTTTCTAAACTTTTTATTAAATAATATTTGAAGCCTTGGTTTTCAACAAGTGTTTGAAATTCTTTTTGTTTGTCTGATTGCCTTCCAACGTCTGTTTTTATTTCTATAAAATACACATTGCCAAAGTGTATCATAATTAAATCAGACACACCCGAAAACAAACCTGTTGCAATTTTTCTCATTTGTTCTTTTGCGTCTTTTGAATCGTTAGGTACTGAAAAAATTAAATTTCGTGGATCATGTTTCTTTAAACAATAATTATTTCTATACCACATTACTATTTCCTGTTGAATTTTGTCTTCACTTTTCATTTGTACTTTAAATTAAATTGTCTATTTGCCCATCCTTTTTTATAGCCCATGTATTTCTCATAAGCAAAATAATCTTCTTTGGTTTTCAATTGGTGGAATATCCATGATACTTTGTAACCTTTTGCTTTTTGTATCATTTCGAGTTCTTTAAAAGTTGCTCCTTGTATTTTAGATTTTAAAGCGTTTGAAGATAGTTTTTGTAATTCTACAATTACGTCTTCCTCTTTTTCCTTTTCGGACTTTTCAAACACGTGACCACATTCGGGACAATCCATAATTCTTGCAGGCATAAGGTAGCAACATTCGGGACATTCTTTTATTGGTGCAGCACCTTCTTTTTTTTCTTTTTTCTTTAAATTCCATTTCCTTGGTGCTTCCCAGTAGTGGTGTCTTTGAATATTATTTCCAAAATCTAATATTGTAAATTCATTTTTTGTTGGCATAACCCTCGAACCACGTCCAACCATTTGAAGGAATAAAGGCAAAGACTTTGTGGCCCTATATAAAATTACAACTTCAATAGTTGGGCAATCAAAACCCGTTGTCAAAATTCCGTAGTTTGACAAAATTGCACCAGGTGTATTTTCAAACCATTCTATAACTTCATCTCTATTATTCATGTAACAATCTACATGCTTTGCGTTCAAGCCTTTGCTTACGAATGAATTTACAAGCTCAATGGATGAATCTCTACTTGGTGCAAATATTATTGCTTTTTTACCGTTGCAAATTTTTGTATAATTATCATACACGCCGTGGTAAAGTTGTATTTCTGAATATTTATCCGCCATGCTTTTCTCATCGTAATCTCCAGCTTTTGTTTTTACACCTTTTAAATCGACTTTAACACCATAAGAAACAGGAGTTGATAAATTACCACTGTCAATTAAATCGGGGGTGTCTATAACTTGTATAATGTCATCGTAAAACTTTTCTAAACTTAATTGTTTGCCCTCTCGGTGTGGTGTTGCAGTTGCACCTATTACATACGTTTTTTTATTTATGTAATCAAATAATCCATCAAATATAGATTTGTGAGCTTCGTCAATTATGATTAAATCCAAACTATCAATCCACTCTTTTAGTATTTCAATCCTACGCATTACCGTTTGAATCATTCCAACAAATAGATTTTCGTTTAAATCTACCTTTGAATTAGGTTTTATTAATTGTGGCTTTAATCCCAACTTTAATAATACGCTATCCGACTGAGAAAACAACTCCTTCCTATCTGTTAAAATAAGTATTTTTTTGTTTTTTGTAAAAGCGTTTTTACACATGTAAGAAAACATGACTGTTTTACCAGAGCCTGTTGGGGCGCATAAAACTATCTTTTTATTTCCTTTCTTAAATGAATTTTGTAATTCATCTACATATTGTTTCTGATATTCTCTAAGTTCTAAAATGGACATTCTTCTTCTTTTTTAACTTCGTTATTACTTGTAATTTCAAACCATCTTTGACCATTTGAATTGCCTTCCTTGTATGTCTTACTATAATAAGTGCAATACTTTTGAATCCATATTGTAAATCGTTTTGTTTTTAACCAATTTCTAAAGTCTTTATTTTCTTGTAAAAAGTTTTCAAAACAAACGCTTTTCACGTGTCGATGGTCTTCTTGTATGTTACCATCCCCAACCCATTCAAGAAATTCTGAAGACGTTTCGTTAATTAATTTTCTATGCTCTAAATTTGTAAAGTCAAATGGAACCAATCCTTTTTCAAGGTAAAATTTTTGACAATTTATCATGAAATGGTCAAACCTTGCCCACTCGTTTTCGTCCCAATCGTCGAAAAGCATGTGACCAAACTCATCTAATGGAGTATAATTTGAATTAAAATAACTACTCATTTCAACTTCAAACTTTCTGCGTTCAAAAGAACCACCAACCCCTCCAATAGTATAGTTTGTTGTAATTATTATTTTTGGAGACTTAGTAACTGGTAATTTTATTGCATCTTGGCCTTTATATTCTAAGGTTATACCTTCCGTAATTAATGAAAATAAAGATTCAAATTGAAAGTTCTTTTTAACATCGTCAAATACAAGTAACTGAGTATCTACAGGCACCGATTGATAAGGGAATGACTTAGTAAACTCAAAGGTTTTACCATCTATTGCAGAAACTTTTTTCATTTTACCAAGGGCATTCCAAAATAAAGACTTACCCGAACCACCGTTTGGATTGTCTGAAATTGTTTCATCGTTAAATATTATTGCTTTATTGTTTGCACTTGTTTTGTAGGAGTGCATTAAGTAACCAATAACAGATTTTAAACTTTCGTATTTACTTGTGTTTTCAGATGCAGCCAACCAAAGAAATCTTCTAAACTCAGATTTGTGATGGTCTGCATCTATAAAGTCACGGTCAATAACTTGTTTTTTCCAAACAAAACCCTTTAAATCTTCATAGTTCATTTTTTGGAAACCATCTTTAAAAACTTTAATTACACAGTTACGATAGTATAAAATTGCAAAGTCTGAGCCGTCTTCCTCTATGTTAAATTTTGCTGTTTCCAGCATCGAAAGGTATTGCGGTGTAAATGACTTTGTACTACCAGCTACTAAATCAAAAGGCTCTAAACTATCACTACTTAACAATTCGTTTAGTACATGGTCCTTAATTTGAAATTCTGTTACCTCGTCTACAAAATTACCATCCTTAGTTATGAATGTAAAAGTCTTTGATTTGTCAATAGGAAAATGCTTAAAGAAGTTTTTGTTTTCTAAATAAAATTTAAACTTATGGTGTGATACTACTAATCTCCCTTCCTCGTTGTGGCTCCAAAATTTGTTAACGTCAATTTTACTTTTTTGTGCATTTATCTCAGCATCTAATTTCTCATCGCTTAAGTCAGGAAATGATTTTTTAATATAGTCGTTTGTCTTACCGACTAAAATCATATTTGAAATGGTCTTCAATTTAGACTTATCTTCAAATTGTTTATTCCCAAAGTTAGCTGTATGCTTATAAGCTGAATTTATTAATGCTATTATTTCTTTACTATCAAAATCCTTTTGCTCATTTGCTAAAATATACCTTTCTGCAATAAACCTTTCAACTCCAAAATCATTAAAAGCAAGTGCAAGTTTATGGAAGGAATTGTTGCGATTTACACCGTTATAAGACTTCTTAAACCATACCATTAACCTGTTAGCTATTTGGTCTTGGTCTGTTAAAGGAATGTTAGTAATAACACCTAAAGTGCTGTTTATTTCAACAAGTTCAGTTCTTTCAAAGTCAACATATAAATCAGAATCTAAATTTATATAAATCTCAGGGTCGTAAGATTCAAAACAAAGTCTTGAAATGTCTTGACCAGAAGTATCTATTGTATTACTTCCATACTCTAAATTAACCCATTCGAAATGCTTTACAATTGATTTATAGTACTTGTTGTACTCGTCATTACATTCAATGGAAGGTATTTTAACCAAAGCCTTTAAACCATCTCCCGAAGGGCTTATCCATGTTGAATAAACATAACTATCAATTTTTAGTTTTTCTTTTAACTCTAAAACTAAATCATAGCTTTTAAGTTTGTCAAAATCCAATATACATAAACCACTTGCTTTTTTTAAATTATCCTTTGACCTTGTGGTGAAGGTTCCTGCAAATGTAACAGCTGATAATTGTAGTTTAATTTTAGATTTCTTTTTTGAATCTAATTCAGCTCTAACTAATTCAATTGTTTTTTTGCTGTCCCCATTTCTAATGCGATCTAAATAAAACAACACATTTTTAGGTCTTCCTATCGGTGTGTTCTGATAGGCATTCTTGTAAAAGTCAACATTCATATTAAAATAAAGTTAAAGTACTATTTTTTTCTGCAATACAATCAGCATGATTCTTTGAATTAATTTTAAAGTAAGATTCTTTTAATTCAATAGATACGCTCTTACGATTCATTTTTAAAGCGCAAAACCCCTCACTTCCTATCCCTCCGAAAGGGCTTAATACAGTTTCGCCCTCATTAGAATACAAATGTATTATTCTTTCAATTGTATCTAATTGCAAAGGGCAAATATGTTTTTCATCGTTTCCATCTCTTCCGCTTCTATATTGTAATGTTCTTGAATAGTCAATATCATACCAAACTGGAGAAGCGTATTTTTGCCACAAATCAACTGGTAAATAATCACTTTTACTTTGATCTTTATCTTGGTGAGTAATTGGAATAACATTATCACCTTCATTTCTGAAAAATAAAATATAATCAGGAATACCAACTCTTGTCATTGAACTATCTTTTTTTATAGTCTTATGTAGTAAACCTAATGCTTTTGTTCTTTGCATTTCAGTAACTGGATTCTTCCAAATTGTTACGCGTGAATGATAAATAAATCCTTCTTCTTTAAACCATTCAGTTATCATTCCGCTAAAATCTCTTAAACCAATATATCCTTCTTTTCCTTTTTGTATAGGTAAATCCATACAGTGAATAGCACATATACGACCTGGTTTTAATGTTCTTTTTAATTCAGGGATTAAAAATTTAAAATGTTTTTCAAACTGTTTATAATCGCTTACATTCCCCATATCTTCTTCTTTATCTGAATAAACATATAATTCAGCAAATGGAGGACTAAAAACTACTAAATCAGCTTTATTATCTTCTATTTTTTTAATTTCTTGAACGCAATCACCATTTAATAAATGGTAATCATTTGTTTTAATTTCTTTATTGTTTATCATAACTTTACTTTTATTTGCTTTATAATTTTGTTCTGCTGAATATTTAGCCATTTCTTTAATCATTTCAAAATGTCTTTCTTGTTTTTCTAAAATTGTTGACCTTACATTAATTTGAGATTCAGGTATTAAAATATGAACTGT